AATTCATCAATTGGAACTCCATCTATATATCTTGTTTCTTTTGGTTCCAATAAATCTATACATACAGCGTCAGAAAATTGTTCGTCTACTCTGCCATATTTCACACTATATTCATTTCCGCTTTTGTTACACCAATAAACAATATCTCCATGCTTAAATCTTTTTTCAAAACCTTTTTGAATGCTTATCACCTCCTGCCATGAAACCGATGTTTTAAGTCTATATGTATCTATTCTTCTTTTGTAAAATTCAACATTTCATCTTTTGCTCTCTGGTAGAAATTACGGTCAATTTCAAAACCGAAAGCACTTCTACCAAGCTCATAAGCGGCTCTCAGTGTTGTGCCTGAACCAGCACAAGGATCAATAACCACATCTCCAGCATCAGTAAATATCTCAATCAGCCGTTTTAGAACTGCTACTGGTTTCTGTGCTGGATGGATCTTTGGTATCTCTTTTCCATCCTTCTTCCATTCAAACCAGTTAAAGATCATATGCCCTGTTCCTGGAATATTTTTACCATTCTCATCAATCTGAAGACCATTTCTGAATTTTGGCAACTTGTCACGATACAAAAGCAACGCATACTCTGTAGCACCTACAACACGCATATTAGCTTTAAGAACTTGTGGACTATAATTTTTACAGAACACAAGTGGTATGTAATGAATAAATCCATGCTTCTCTGCTGCTTTGATAAGAGTCTGAATCTGTTCAAATGAGCAGAAAACAATCATACAAGGTGAATTGCTGCTTCTGCCTCGTGGTACTGGTTTCGTATCATCTTTTTTAAGCATCTTGGAACAAAAGTGAAAATACTCATACAGATTAAAATTGAAATCAGAATTGAATGCCGCCTTACCAGCTAATTTACTTTCACCTTTTTTATTATCTCCTCCGTTGTACCACATCGGATTTGAACCGTAAAAATTATTTCCTACGTTATAGGGAACGTCTGCTATGATTAATTGAGCAGGACGAATTGCATATTTCTTATAATTCTGCATAGAGTCTCTATACAGTTCACACTTAATTTTCTTTTGATATTCCATTCTTTATTAGGAGTAAATCATGATTTATTCTGCGCAGAAACCTCATTTCCTCCTGTTTTTCATTATTCTAATTTTTGCATATGCTTATTTTGCTTCTACTTTTTGACATACAATGAATCGAAATTTTCAAGTACACTTTTCATTCGCAATTTCTCTTTTAAATCTTTCTTCCAACTGGAATACAGACTTTCCGACTCCCTTCATTGGCGAATCAATTCTACTCTGTAATCCTCTCAATCTCTGCCAATATTCAGGTAAATACATATAAATATTCTTGAGTTCTTTTAAATTCTTATTCTGACAACACCAACAACTTACACGATCCAGAACACTATATAATTCAACTCCATTTTCATCCCAGTTCCATTCATGATCATAGCAATATGTAAGACAATCATCTTCTGTCATTCCCCAATCAACAAGTGGATATGCTTTAGTAATACCGTTCCTATAGTTATCCTTGACTCGTCCTGGCTCATCAAATGCTATCCCAACATATTCAATTATTTCTTCATTTGAGTAATATTCTTTATAATGATTCATAATTGCTGATAGTTTGCCACTTGTTCCCCATCGAATACCTCTACCTCCACACCACTCATATCCATAGTGAATCGGATATTGTTTATTCTGTGAATTTCTGTATTTAATTGGTCTAACAAACATATCAAACAAAAAATGATTTTTAGATGATAGCTCAGAAAATAATATCTTGCGTTCTGCCAGTAACCGCTTCATTTTATCTCTGTTATGATAAATAGAATCGAATTCCATTCCTGTATCAAAGAAAATCACTTCATCTAAAGGTAAATTCTCTTCTAAAATTCTTAAAACCATAGCAAGGGAATCCTTGCCAAAACTACAACTTGCAATATACTTCATCATAATCTTCCTTTAATTTGGTATTTCACCATTTTTAAAGGAATCTATCTTATTCTTAGGAACAACTATTTTAGTCCAAGGCGTAAGATTTTACGTTTTAGCCTTAATTGTCGCTATGACTCTAGGTGATATAGATGTCTTTTGCTATACAACCCTGATTACAGGGTTTGACTATGATTGATATATGTAAATTTCTTATTCAAGTTTTAAATATACTTTTCCCATCAGAGAACTATCAAGAATTTTTACGTTTGATAATTTTCTCTCAGGATGTTTTTCATTTTGCTCTTCTATATATCTCATAAATTGATCATCTATTCTATCCCATGCATTCTCATTATCTAGGATATATTTATATGCTTCTTTAGGATTTCCTCTGGAAGTATAGTAAGAATAATGTATCTTCCATACTGGAATTGGAATCTCTTCACTAATAAGCTGTTTTGGATGAATATTTTTAAATTCTTCCATATCAGAATCATCAAAATAACAACCTTTCAAAAAATCTATTACTTTTATCTTTTTCACCTCCAAATGAAATTGGCTTTTTATTCTGTTTCTAAAAATAAAATTCTTTCATCATCTTCATAATTATCTTCACACTCTTTACTCGACCAACATCCTAATGAGCAATCCCATTCGCAATCTTGTGGAAGATATTCACCATAAATACAATCTTCACATCTAAAAGGTTCAAACATAAGCCATTTCCCCTATATTTACTAAATTACAAATGACCTTTAATATTTTCTATATTTTTGATTACTGGAATATACTTTCCAGCTCCTTTTCTTGCATCAACAACATGCGCTAGTGCCTTCGGTATATCTTCTATAAAATTCTCTGTATACCATGTATCAGAATATTGCAGGATATTCCCTATAGAATCATCACCACATCTTGCGAATGTATAGTAATCTACTTTATACATAAATCCGTTCCTTTCTCTTTTTGATATTCAATAACTCTATTCTTCCCCATCTCGAATATCTCTTTATCCTTCTCAATGCAAATAACTTTTCTATTTTCATCAATGCCAGCAATCGCACACGTCATACTTCCGGCTGTGGAGTCAAGTACAACCTCACCCTCATTCGTGTATGTACGCATAAAATATCTATATATTTCTACTGGTTTTTGGGTATTGTGGATTTTATTAGACTGATCTGCATTACTGAAAATCTGAACATCAAGAGGATATCTATCTGTACTGTCATAAGAAGTATTTCTTACTTCTCTGCCATAGCAGCTATCTCCATCTGCTTCTCTGATATAATTTGTCTTTGCTACTTTTCTTTTATGTCCGTGAGTCATCTGCGGATTATATGTAGGTGGCTTCTTATAAAATACTTCTATATTTTCATGTGCTCTCATCGGCATTTTCTTAGCGTTCAAATGTCCTTTAGGGTGTGTTTTTTGCCATATCCATTCATATTTAAACATTTTTGGATTGCTCATTATGAGAGCTGAGGTAAATGGCTGACTGCTAAATAATAAAATCACTCCATTATCTTTAATAACTCTGTTATACTGTTTCCACAATGGTTCAAATGGAATTATCACATCCCACTTCGCCTGAGTCGTTCCATAAGGCAAATCTGTTATAATACAATCAATAGATTTATCAGGAATATCCTTCATCAATTCCAGACAATCACCTTGCCATAATTCATAATTACTATTCTCGAATATTTTTTGTCACCAGAAAGGCATGATCATCTCACGGCTGCAGCACCTTTGTTCCTTTCTGTGTTATTTTTTCTTTTATTTAATCCAAATCTCCACAATGTACTAATGTATTACCGCATCTAGGACACGATGTTTCACCTATACCACCGCTCCAACTCTCATATCCTGGAGAAACCCATCTATTACAATGATGACAAAACCAATCATAGCAAATACTTCCATTATATCTGATATCAGAACTTCCATACTTGCTCTTACTATAAACAATCCTTCGTAGCCTTTCTTTTTCTTCTACCTCCTTCCTGTTTCTCTCTTGTATTTCCTTTTCTCTACGTTCTTCCTCTATCCATTTCAATTCTTGTTCTGAATATTAGTAGTCGCTATCGTACATTCCTTTATATATTTCTTCTTCGCCATTCCAGCTACAACATGGAGGTTCTATTGGTATGCCTCCACCTCCTGAAGTCCATCCACCAACACAATCATTTTGATACAAAGGACATTCACTACAGTCTGTAATATCTTTTGCTTTGATTTATATCACCTCCAAACTTGCTTTGAAACAGATTTTTCATGGTGTCAGTTTTCTTTTATCTCATAAACCAATTTATCTTTAACTTGATATCCCATATTGATCAATTCATCAATCCATTTTTGTTCTATTGGTTTTAAAGCAATATTATTTTTAAATTCACCTTTGCAATGAAAAACAAGATCGCCTATTTTTTGATCGCCTATTTCAAACTTCTTTTTTCTTTCTTCCCATTCAGTATTCGTTATATATTCATTAGGTTTATTAAACCAACTACCTTGATCACATTCACAAATTACTTTTCCAACATTTATACTTTGTCCATTTACAATTAAATAAATATTGCTAATTGGTCTTATCATATTTAATTAATCTATCCTTTCCACTTAAAATCTCGATTTCATGTCTACACCATATATAGCAATCTTCAACATGGCAAGGCACTATATATGGTGTATTTTTATCAATTTTTCTCCTTTTCCTTATAAAATAATCTCCTCAGTGTGCAAATATCCTTTGGAATACTATCTTTATCTTCTACATCATGTAGCTTTCTAACCCACGCATAAAATTCATTTGCTGTTGGAGTTGTCAAAGCAGATGTTTTTCTGATATATCCGTTTCTAATTGCTTCATGCGAAATACTTCTCATAAACTTCCAGAAATTATAATATGTGAGTTTCAGCTTCGTCATATATCCAACACTGTCTTCAATCACAAAGCCTTCAATCTTGCGTCCGTCATATTCATAATCTTCTTCCAGAATGTCATAGTACCAATCAAAAAACTCCTGCCAAGTTGCAATTTCAAATGCCTTTTCTTTTGGTGTAAGTCCAAACTGGTTAGCGGCATCAACCATTGTGTCATATTCATATTTAGAAAAATTCATATCATTCTGCACAATATCAAGTAAGAATAATTCACTATTTGGATATTCAATGATATGCGGATCATTCTTCATGTCTACGCACTCAAATACAAAAGAAACATTATGCTCTTTAATATATTTCTTCATTTCTTGAATGTTTTCAGCAGGAACCTTTTCATATAACATTTCTCTAAACCACTGTGCAAATTGACTATCAAGAGTGGACTTACTTGCAATCAATAAATCATCTTCGTATTCGTTATAACTTACAATACCTAAGAAACCATTTTCTTTAACATAAGCAGTTACAGGGAATTGCAATTTGTATTGCAACATATCAAATTTTGTTTCTGGTCTTTCGTTGATATTAAAGAATTTATCATATGCCCTCGCCGCAACTTTACCCTTCAAAGTATCAAGATATAACCCTCTTGCCTTGGTAGTCTGTTCGTCCCAAACTTTGTCATAAAATGCCTTATTAGTGAAATTAAATGAGGATATGTTACCGAATTTCTTTTCCTGAATATATCTATTTGATCTCAAAGAAATAATTATATCTGCTACTGAGCTACTTGTAACTGTCTGTTCACTCTGCATTTCTGGAGTCTTAAATACTTCATTTTGCATTTCTATTGTATGAATACCATCTTTATCAACCTGGACACATCGAAGCTCTCCACCAAATTCTACACGGCCTTCAAGATTAAATACCCTATCATTTACCTTTACTGGTACTCTTTTTGTATTTCTATGTCCATGAATCTGATATAAATTGTCTGGTGTAGTATTAATAAATGTTTCTGCAATCTTTTCAAAATCATTATATCCACCAACACCTCTAATCATCTGATCCGTTGCCACATAGGATAAATTATTCGGCATTGTACTTAATCCTGCATGTGTAACAAGATAAACATTATCTCCATATCTGTAATAAGCACACTGACCAAACTTCCTATATAGCTGCCTAATATCCTTTTTGCTAATTCTTGCCTCATTAAGAGCGGGTTTTGTAATCAGTTCAAACTCTTTAGATTTCCCAGTACAATCATTCGCATACAGCCAAAGCCATCTCTCATGATTTCCTTCCAACATAAGTACATTCTTCTTATCTTTAATGGAAATAAGAAACTTCACGACCTCTGCATTTTCAAGTCCTCTGTCAATATAGTCACCGGTAAAAATATAAAATTCATCATCCTTAATGCCACCGTTATCAGCTAAATATTTCTGTAAAACTGTATTGCAACCATGAATATCTCCGATATGATGAATCTTTTTATATTCTGATAAATCAAACATTTTCATCCAAATACTATCTAATTCATCAGGCTTGATAACTTTGATTCCAGACGGAATCTTCTGTGTAGCAAATCTCGAATACATCTTATCAATAGCTTCTTCTGGTACTCTCTTTAATATTTCTCTATTTGCGTTTCTTCTCTTCACTTCCTCAATCGGAATATCTGTAAAATCAACGCAAAAAATTCTGTACCTATATGTATTACACATTTCTTTATATCTGTTCATTTCAGAAGTCTTAGAATTTGTAGCATCAATTACTGTAAACTCACCCTTCTGCATTCTAACTTCTAACAGATTAAATAATGTCTTCCATGTCACATTATCATTTGCTTGACTAATACCCTCAGTTCCATCTACTTGCATAATAGGACTCTGGCAAAGTAATCTAATATCATCAGCAGATAATGTATAAGGTTTTAAACCATTCTTTTCAATCCATGTAGATTTGCCACACCCAGCAGATCCCCTTAATAAAAGTAAAATTCTCATCTATAACCTCCACTTAAAATTTCATCCAACCATCTCTAACGCCTGTCATCCAATAAACCAAATCATCTCTGTTATTTTCTAATTCTCCATCTATAACACGTTTTAATATCTCATTTAACCAATATCCGATATCTTTACCTTCTTTTAGTTTCATCACCTCTTTTACATCATTACCATTAACTGTAAGATCCTTTAATGAGAAACAAGATTTCTCAGCTAATATTTCTTCAAGGTTTTTTTCTATATTATCTACTTTCTCTATCCGTGATTTTTCATAGTCTGTCTTCTGACCCTTAATATCTGCTCTTCTGACTTCTAACAATCTCCTGAATTGCTTTTCTCCAATTTTATTTAGCCATCTTTTTACATATTTCTTCCCAACTTCAAAAGTAGCGTCATGATAATAGACCAACTCCACTACATTATTTCTCGTCTCATTATCAAACCTGAGACGCTTCATAATAGAATCTGTAATCTCAGCACTTACTTTTCCATGACCTTTAAAATGCCTAATACCATCTTCTCCATCTTGATAAGAGTGTGGCTTTCCAAAATCATGAAAGAAAACAGCCAGTTTTACTACTAAATCATCTGAATTACATTGCTTAATTGCATGGACTGTATGACCAAATACATCATAAGCGTGATAAGGATTATTCTGTTGAAAATCAAACATACTTTTTAGTTCTGGGATAAATAGAGAAAATACATCTTTATATAGTAGTAACTGAACACAAAAGCTATCAGAAGACACGATTTTACAAAATTCACTATTGATTCTCTCAACGGAAATATTCTCTAATTTCTTGTGTTGTTGATGAATTTCCCAATCAGTATCAGGTTCTATAACAAAACCAAACTGTGAAGCAAATCTAATTGCTCTTAATATTCTTAAAGTATCTTCACCAAATCTATCCTTTGCAGAACCAACACATCTAATCTTCTCTTCTTTAATATCTTCTAATCCATTAAACGGATCAATCAAACCAATTCTTGGATTATACGCCATAGCATTAATCGTAAAATCTCTTCTCCGCAAATCTTCAACCAGATTCTTTGTGAATGTTACATTATCAGGTCTACGGTTATCAGAATAATCACCGTCAATCCGATAGGTTGTTACCTCAAATGGTTCTTTATTTATCAAAATCGTTACTGTACCATGTTGCAGACCAGTAGGGATAATTTCTTCATATGGAAATGCTTGCAAAATTTCATCTGGTGTTGCAGATGTGCAAATATCATAGTCATGAGGTTTTCTTCCCAACACGCTATCCCTTACACACCCACCAACCATGTATGCCTCATGACCACATTTCTCTAATTCCTGTATGATGTAATTTACTGGTGCAGGAACTTCTATATTAAATCTCATTTTTCACCACTCTCTCATTCACACTTGCTACAAATTCATTGATACGCTTATAGTCTGGATTATCTGGAAGATTTGTATTATTCTTTGCATACTCCAACTTCTTTTCATAATCATCAACCATTTCATAAAACTCAGGAATCGGTTGCCTATCCTCATCAAGAAACTTTCCATTACGAATATCCATAAGAAGATCATGTTCTTTTTCTCTATATGTCACAATCTTTTCATGTTCAAGAATATCAAGACACATCATATAGAGTCTGATGAGGTGCATCATATGTTTTCCCAATTTATTATGTTCAATTGCATTTTTATTTCTTTTGCCAATCTTAGAATAATCCTTCACAACATTATTCATTTCAGACCACATTGATTTATAATCTCTCAATGGGTAATGATGCAAATTTACATCCATAAAAATTTCTGTATCATATTCTTCTTGCTCAGATTTATCAATATATAATCTGATACTATCTTCTTCAAAATAAAAATACTTTTCTGGAAAAGTATGAAATGCGTTCAGAATACTGTTCAGAATATGTCTTTCTCTCTGCTCCTGATTAACCAATCTAACAGCTTTGTTATCTAAACGTCTTAACTGTGCTGTCGCATATCCTCCAAAAGAATATGCAGCTCTTTTGGATAAAAATAAATGAGCATTATCAATTAACTCTTTCCCAATTCCTGATACATACAAATAATGTTCTGGTTTATTCCCAAGCATCTCAATAGTGTTAGGGTTGCAGTTACTTAGTAGAGAAATCAGCTTGTTAAATGAGTAAATTGTTGTATCAGTCGCTTCATTTACAAACTGTTCAAAATTCTCATTCGTAAGAATCTGCATCTTACTATTTAGCGCACAACCACGAACATCAAGATCGCTGTTTTCATTATTTGTTCCATAAGCATGACTACCTCCAAGAGTTAAGAGAATGATATTATCACCCAAATTCTTATCTTCTCTCAGGAAATCATACTCACTTGTTTTTAATTTCTTTTTAATCTGTTCAATATTCATTCTCTAACCCTCACAATCTCTAATGTTGTCCCACATACCCTACAAAATATGGGATGTCTCCTCTTGTTAGATTAAATATCTCTTCTCCAACAAACTCACCACCATCGTCCCAATATTTATATTTCTGTTTCAATCCATCAGATAATAAATGTTCAATCCAACCTTGCTCAAATAATGTATTCCTTGCTTCTGTCTTTTCTTTCTCTAATTCCTTTTCAGACATTCCAAATAGCTTCCAGACTTTATCTCTTTCTTCACTAAGAATTTCTGTTACATGAAAATCAACTAAATTCATATTCACATCTCCATCTAATCAATTTGAAACGAAACGGAATGACATTTTGGACATCCAAGTAATGTTATTTGTTCTGTTTGCGGAGTCCCCCAATCTACATGCCTAGGTTTATCAGTATTAAAATCGGAAATATCCCTTGCATTACTTTTAATCCGAATAAATGACTCATCGCCTTTTACCATTTCATTTCCTCTTGGTTGACTCCAATCCCATATAACTTCATATCCACAACAGGGACATTTGTGTTCTATTCCATTTCTACTATCCATATTTACCTCCGTTTTTTACCCAATGAAATGCAAGTTTAATTGACTCCGCCTTTTCTAATAATACTCTCACATGCTCGTGTTCCTATTGCTCTATAATACTTATGTGGAACACTAACAGTATCCATTTTCCTTGATTTTGCTTTCATTTCGGCTACGACATTTTCTATGTCATAAGCAGTTTTTTCTTTATCCAATAAAGAAATTACATCATCATAAGGCGCACCAGCTTTTACCAATGCTTGTAAAAAATTTTTAAACCCATCTGCATCAATTAACCTCATTTAAACACCTCATCAAATTATCCCAATGCTCATCTATACATTCTTTAAATTCTTTGTCACATTTTTTATAATTTTTCTTCGATTTAATTTTGATGTCAGCACTATAATATCCAAGTGCCTGTCCCTTATGTATATAACTTTTCTCTTTTTGGCTATCGAAGCAATAACAAATATACGGATCATACATATATGATGGTTCAATGCCAAATAGGATTCTGAAACTGTTATTTTCTAATTCTATTTTGAAATCGAAACCGCCAACATTTTTAATGACTTCATCATTTAATGAATTTAGTGCATCTTCAAAAAATGATTTTACAGTCTCATTAAATTTTTCGTTATCTGTCCATTGGTTGTCAAAAATTACTGGTGATGGATTACCAAGACCAATATGAATATTTCCTATTAATCTTCTACGCATTATTTATTCTCCAACTCAGCCAATCGTTTCTGATACATTTCAATCCTATTCCTCAATTCTTTAATCTCTCGTTCTCTATCTTCATTTTCTTTCTTCTTGGCAAGTTCTTTATCACCCAAATAGAATTCATCTTCAAACTCCCAATAATCGTGTTCATCACCTTCCCATGAACCAGAAGCAATATGTAAAACTTTATGTAGAGAAAACTTACAAAACGCTGCATCGCATCCATGACCACAACACTGCTTGTCTTCTCTGTAATCTGGCATATCAGGTGTACATTGACAATATCCATAATCTCTTGTGTCATATGTAAAGCAAAGTTTGTAATCATAATTAGGACTATGACCATTCATGTAGTATTGTTCATTTTCTTCATTTGGATATTTAACAAGATTTATCTCTACATCAATAATTCCACTATAATCATTCTGACTATCTAAAATGAGGAAATTGTAATCTGGATATAAACATAAATCCTGAATAAATTCATCATATTTATCTGCTTTTTCACTAAAATTTTGATATAATGTTGAGATTATAAAGGGAATATTTAATGACTTAGCCGTGTGTGTATTTGTTGTTTCATTATATTCTTTTAGCACTTCAATTAATTCAAACATAAATCTTTGTAATACATTATTTTCTAACTTTCTCATTATCTCCTCCGTAATTTATGGCATAATCCTAATAATCTCTTTCCCACATTTCTCAGCATATTTCACACAATTACCAGTACCACCTTTAGAACCGTCCCAAACAGCAATAACCTTATCTGCCAAATCAACCATATATTCATTTCTCTTTTGCATCAGCCAAGGTTTATATTCTTCATCTGACACAAGTTTTACGGTATCTGCTTTGGATAAAATATCGTTGTATAAATCAACACTTTCTTTGATCCATTTACATGAATGATTTTTACACGGAATCGCACAATGAAGTTTTATATCATACCATTCTTCTTTTAACTCTAAAACCGCCAATGCAAATATTGTATCTACTCCTAATGCCATGCCTGTAATAGCTTCTTCACAATTATTTTCTTTGAGAAGATTTTTGAACTCCTCTTTTAATTCAGTCCATTGTTTATTATAAATGTCATAACCATACATTTTATTTGGTCTATGACCAGTAACACATATTTTCATTTTGTTATCCCCTTGTTATTACTTTTCTGCTAAAAATGCCGATATAAATATAAATAAAATATTTCGGGAGGTACTGTAAAATGGGAAAAATCACAATAGCAACTATTGGAACAATTAAAATCAAGATGGATACTAAAGATGATGTCTACTTTGATGCCAAAGAACCTCATGTGAGTTTTGAAAGAAACGGCAGTGTTATAGTAAATCATGTCTTACTTAGCGAAGTTGACAACCTGACAGGAACTGGCGATAGCGATCTTCAGGATGCTATTCGCTATGTACGTCGGAACAAAGAAGATATTAAAAAACAATACTTGGCAAATAACAGATAATCATATATCATTGATTTTATTGAACCCGATTTATTTCGGGTTCAATTTTATCTATTCTATTTCCTATACTTAAAACGCAGATTTCATCCAATCTCATATGTATTCTTTATGCGCTCAATAATTAAATCCCTTGTTCCATTACTTCCTTGTCCGATTCTAAAATCTTTAAATTCTTCGCTAAAACAAATAGTCTCAATCATGGACAATATTTCTCTTGCTACTCTCTTTTTAATTATTTCTTCGTTGGTCATAAAAATATGTATTCCTTCCTTTCATAAAATCTCTCGTCAAACATAAATAATATTGACGAGAGACAGTGATAAAATAAATTAACTAAACACTTCTTTTGCTGGAGCATACTGAATACTACCTATTTCTTTCATCGCTCTCAGATACGCTTCCATCTGGATCGCAATCTGTTCTTCACGTTCTTTTTCTTTTCTCTGCTTTTCTTCCTCAGCTCTCTTAACTGCCCTACGTTCCTTATAAGCAAGTCTCTTAGCACGTTTCTTCTCAATACGTTCCTGTTCCGCCTTTTCAGTAGCTTCTCTCTTCTGTTTGTCCTCATAAACTTTCATGCCACGCTTAACTGCATTATTATAAGCAGAAGATCCGCCCATAATCTTCTTGGAAATGCAGATAGAAATTGCAGATTCCAAACTGAATGTATCAGGTTCTCTACATACAGATTTCTCTTTTGTTCCATCCGCAAAAGTTACTTCTACGACCTTGTTTGGTACAATGATGTTTACATCAACTACTGAGCATTTTCCCATATTAAAATCTCCTATCATATTTTTAAATTCTTCATAAATATCATTGTTTATTTCGTCTAATATAACTTTTGCACATCCATTAGATAAAACCTCAACTATACTTTTAGGACTGCTTCTAATTACTGGTTTTACATTCCAACATATTTTTGAACTGATTCCATTTCCTAATTCCAAACATTTCTTATATCCATAATCCGTCATTTTTTATTTTCTCCTTTTCGCTTTTATCTTTGAAACGTGGGTTTTAACTACATAACATCTGTTCAAATATTGCTTCAAATATTGGCACAACTATACTATTACCAGCCTGTCTATATAGTGTTCTGTTCACAATTGCATTGCCTTTAGGATTTACTCTTTCAGCAGCGTAATAGTCTTCATCATAATAACCAAAAAGCCTCCAACATTCTAATTCTGTAAGGAACCTATATTTCCCATTTCCACAATCAATAATCTGAGCAGGACAACGATCCTGGCGTTCTGTAATTGTATAGGCATATTCTTTAATTACCGTTGCTCTTCTAACGCCCTTTTTACCAATTACATTCAAAATACTTGGCTGCGTGACTAAATACTGATCTGACACATTATCCTGAAGGAAATCATTTAATGGTTTCATCTCTGTGTGCCTTAATTTCTCAAAATCAAAACATTCTCCACTCAAACATGAAATGGTAAATACCCGTTCTCTTGCTTGTGGAATACCAAAATCTCTCGCATCCAAAACTTTATATGAGTTTGTATAACCCAATTTCTCCATTTCAGATAAATACTTTTCAAAATTCTTTCGATTATAACTATTGAGAACATTTTTTACATTTTCCCAAATGACAAATTTAGGTTTCCACTCACCCATATTCTGTATAATATGTATCGTCTCCCACATTAAAGATGATCTTGTGCCACTACCCTCGTCTGCTCCTTTACCTCGATTGATTCTCCCTCCTTCTTTCGTGACCTTACCTTGATGACCTGCGATGGACATATCTTGACAAGGAGAGCCGTGTATCAAAATATCTGGTTTTAAATTCCATCCAACAACAGATTGTGTTTTGTATTCAAGTTCATCAGCAAACATTGCATTATATGAGCGAACTGCTTTCACATCAATTTCTACATAATCTATTGCTTTTACAGGAATATTTAAATTCCTTAATGCTACTCTTGGTGATCCAATACCACCAAATAACTCTAAAATCTGTACTATTTATAACCGCCTCCCATTAAAATACTTTACAGCTTGTCTACCTATCCATTCTCCCATTGGAACTGCAACTGCATTTCCGATTTGTCTATAGGCATCTCTATCTGTTCCTGAAAATTCAAACCAATCTGGAAATCCCTGCAGTCTCCCATACTCTCTAACTGTATAAGGTCTTATCCGTTTTCCATCCTTTACTAATCTTGTCCCAACATCCTTTGCATAATGTGCAACACATGTTGGTGCATTATCATTATTATCCGGATCTGAAATTATTGGTTTGTCTCGGTATTTACCATTAATTCTGTTTAAAACATACTGCGGAATATCTATTTCTGCGTCTTTCTCAACAATATCTTTAAGACCTATTTGTTTAGACTCTGGATATTCTAAATTACCAAACGGTTTTTTCGTACCAATTACAATTAACCTTTTGCGCTCTTGCGGAAGCCACATATTAGCATTTACAGGACATTCCACTCTCACATAATATTCTGGCAACTTCGTTAATGCTTCCATCACCACAGGAAACACTTTCATCCCAGGAACATTTTCCACTATGTACATTTCCGGTTTTGCTAATGCGATATGTCTAAAGAAGTGAAGGAATAAGTCATCCCCTGTTCTCGTTTTACTTATGTCTGCTGCTGTTGAATATCGAGTGCACGGAAAGGTGCCAACATAAATATCTGCTTCTGGCTGATCTAAAACAGTAATTGTTGTAATATCTGTCTGATTCACTTTATGCCTAAAATTTTTCGTCAAAGTGCTACAGCATTTTTCATCAATTTCAAAAGACTCAATTACATCTATACCAGCCTGAATTAGTCCAAGATCCATTCCACCAGCACCACTAAAATAACTTTTTGCCGTAATTCTTATTTTTATCACCTTCCTCTTAAAAGATTTAATTCATTGGGTAAATACCCATTTATATATCAAAAATCAGATACAACGGCTGAGAACCACAGCCACTATCCTATTGTTCTACACTTTAGGAATGCTTTTCTTGGAATTACCGACTTGAATTAGTCTCTTAGAATTGCTATAATCAGATTTATCAAGACGGACTTTCCGTTTTGTTACTCATAGACATCCTGCCAACTCGCCAAAGTATCAGGATGTCTATTTAATTATTCTCAAGGATCTCTTTCAATGTCCTTGGCATAAAACCAATAATATCTACACCTACATTGTAGGCATTCTTAACTTTAGAGATGTATTGATTAGTTTCATTATCAAAATTGTTATGAATATGTCCATAAAAATGCAAAACATTTCTATAATAACCATTCCATTCAACCATCGGATAATGACAACAAACAATCTGAGTCCCATTATCATTAACCATTTTCATATCACAAATCTCTACGAAAAATTTCTCACAAGCCGAATTTTTCAGTAGTCGTAAATCATGATTTCCTATAATTAAATGTTTTCTCCCATTTAACTGTTTAAGATATGAAATCGGATCTTCGCTTTTATATGAAAAATCTCCTAAAATATACACATCATCATTATCTGATACTCTGCTATTCCAGTTATCAATAATAGTCCTGTCCATTTCCTCTATTGTTTTAAATGGTCTATTTGACAATCTACGAATGTTATCATGACCAAAGTGTGTATCCGCAATATAGTAATTCATCTTTTTCTCACCTCCATCAGTTGAAATGTTTCTTTTATTTGACTTTCTTTTCCTTTAAAATATCAGAGCAATCACATATAATCCTAAATACCTGTCTCCACATAACAATAGATAAAACCATAAGTACATACCAATAACATTTATCAGTTGCAAACAATATTATTGATAAAATCATCAGCATCGACTCTATACAATGAACCATATGGTGTAGCCCAATAGTGACTAATTTCTTAAAAATAACTGATACAATAAAACCTACTACAAGAGAACATATAATATCCAATACGATCACTTTTTCCACCTCCATTTGAAACCTTCGATTCATCTACTCATTCCAACAATTTAAAAATTTCATTCCAATCGTGATATTCACACAATTTTTCTTGTGGAACAAGGAGTTCATATTCTTTTTCTATCTCTTCTTGTGAACCATACCCATTAAAACTTGGACAACTGCCAATTTCAAATTCGTTGTGTCTTTCAATTTTTCTAAACACAATAATTGAATCGCCTTCTTCAATTTTACCCATTCGAGTAGCAAAACTGTCAATTTGAATAATAGAATTACTTTTCTTATGCCTATAAACATCACCAAGTTTCATATTTATATTATCCTTTTCTTTGCTAAATATATATTCCATCGTATTCGCTTCCTAAATGGATTTGTTTTATCATCTTCAATATTCCATTCAATAAGCGGTTTCAAAAATTTAACCATTTCATATGCAATTTGTTCTTTTACACATTCTATTGATTCATTATTATCAAAAACCATATCAGATGTTACTTTTTGTACTTCACGCTCTACTAAATGAACATAAGGACTTTGTAGATATAGCATACCTTTCAATTCTGTAATTTCGTCCTGAAGTTGTCGTTTTGTTTTAAAATTTTTAAATAGTTTCACAAATCTCCTCATTTAATAAATTTAAAGTTTACAAACCAAAACTTCTATATTTGTATCATCGAATATCATATGAATTTGATCCGACACAACAGTCCAGGCAAGTCTATCTAACCCAGCGCCAATAGTAGGCATAGCAATTTTAGTAATGTTATTCTCAACACATATCTTTTTCATTTTCTGCAAAGCAATTCTCATAGTAATGATCGTTGGCTTATGAAAATATCTTTCCTTTGTAATTAAGTTTAATATTCGGCCTTCTAAGATACAATCTCCACCTATTCTATGGTGTGTATATTGGTTTAGATAATCTGGATATTTACTCTGCAATTTACTTTTCATATCAAATCGCTTATTGAATTCAACCACTATGCCTTTTCCCATTCCAAAATCAGCACTGATACAATGTGCAAAGTAATAATCCTCTGGGGCAGAAAACAAATCTCTTACTTCTTCTCTATATATCATCTCTTTCACCTCTTAAAACGGAAATTTTATTACATTTTCATAAATAATATTACAAACATCTAAAACAGCTTGAAAAATCTATATTCTTATAGTATAATATTTATGAGAGTGAGGTGAAGAAACGTGTTTTTAATCGTTTTGAAGGCGGTTTTGAATTTCTCCCTGCTTCTTGTTGTTAGATGAAAAATAAGGATGACCGTCATTAGTAACCTGGGAGAATAACACGCATTTTATCATTTAACTTTTTAGAGAAGCATACAGCAATCATCTCTCATGGCACCTTCGGGTGCCTTTTTAATCTTCCTCAAATAAAACTCGTGATTCATTTCTTTCCATTTTCTATATCCACTTACTCCTTTTTCTGCTATAATAAGTAAAAAGGAGGATAAATATATGTATAAAATACTAATGATTGATGACGATGAATTTAGATTATCTGATTATTCTAATTTTCTAAAAGATTCTGGGTTTATTGTTGATAGCACATCAGATATAGAATTATTTTATTCAAAAACCATCAATAGTGATTATGATGCTATAATCTGTGATATACGCTTATCAGCCAAGAATCTTTTTGATGAAATTGATAGTGATCATGATAATAAAACAGGTCTTGCTTTATGCAAAAAAATTCGTGATAATGGAAATGATGCTAAACTTATCGCTTTAACATATTCTACACTTCCAGAAGCTGTAGAATGGTTTTCACAAGACGAATCTGTTGCTTACTGTCACAAAGAGTATTACCCACCATTGGAATTCGCAATTGCTTTAAAAAACATACTTGATAATCCAGATATGATGTTTGGAGAATTAGAACAAGATGATACTCTACAACACCGTATATTAGTAACACGCAATAATATCCCTAATACTAATAATGAAATTATTGAGCGACTAGATAAAATCATTGAAGCGATAGAATCAAGTGATAATAAATCTTTTAAATCATCTGTCACAGATTTTCTTTCTCTGGCTGCTAATATTTCTGGAATTATATCTTCTACACCTACATTTCTGGAATTAATTTCTTTACTCAGCAAATTATTTTAAAAATTATTTAAGCATCAGAGAGAACTGTTATATTAATCATTCTGTACAACAGTTCTCTTTTACAAAATAATCGTTTAAGCACTAATTCAATTTGTGTTTTAATATATACTTTCCTTTTCAATATGGATACCCTTCTCTTAAATCACCATCGCAGTGATTATAAAAATGCCCATTAAACACCTGGCTTTCACATTCCTCATTCTGACATTGATAAATATCGCTTTCTTTTTCTATCCAACTATGAGGATATATCCAATAATGTTCTGAATATCTTGTATGACCATAATAATCAATCCATCTCAATTCTTCTCCGCAATACGGACATTCCATCAAATCACCTCTATCCACTTGAAAGTTTCATTTCATGTCTGGTTCTTCACCACTTATAATTCCAATACTACGCATATAATCCTCTTCCAACGTTAAAACCTTTTCAATGATATCCTTACTGATATCGCATCTTTCTGCAATAAAGTTGATTGCATCTTCATAATCATATACTGGAATGTTGTTATCCATATCATATTTCCTCCAATTTTCTTTAAACTATAATTATCTTCACTTTTCAACTTGCTCATTGCAATTTATCAACAGACAAGTTACAATATATATTAATGGTATACCACCTCGGATATGCTTTACTTAATATGATAATCACCTTTATCACAGCTTACTTCTATGTCATAGCTTAAAAGGAGGTGATAAGACATGGGCAATGTACTTATGGTGCATGTCCGTGCTTACTGGCGGTTCCGTCTGAATAGATGGGAACACGTTCGTAAGCATCTGCGTCATTATCCTAGCCGATAATGAGCAGAGGTGGTTATACCAGAAATACCACTAAATTAGCAATAGTAACTTTATTGATTATCCATATTCTTTAAAATATCTTTCAAGGCACTGATATGTTTATAAATATTATTTGCTATTTCTGTTTCCATATCGCCCTTAACATCAGAAAACTCATCATCCAATCTTCTTACAAGTTCTTTCATCCCAATAGATACATCATATTTTTTTAATATGATTTCATCCTTGTTTACAAAAATTTCAAGCCGATCTCCTTCTTTGATCAAAAATTGCTTTCTAATTTCTCTCGGAATAACAACTCTGCCTAAGTCATCTATTCTACGAATTATACCTGTCTCTCTCATATTTTATTTTTTTCCTTTCTTTACTAAGTTGAAATCAAATATTCAAGACTGTTTTAATGTCAGCAGCCCAACAATCATATCGATGATTCTACTCTTATAATTAGAATCTATATTTTCATCATCTAAAAACTTATTTAGTAAATCATTCAACCGTCTCTTTGTTTGATTTAAACATGCTTTCTTATAATTTTCATTCAACATATCATTATTTGTCATATGCCTTTCCTCCAATTGAAATGAATTTTTCATCGTGGCACATAACAATTCTTATCCTTCCTTGCGCCACGATTATGTTTACACGTATCACATGAAGTTGTATGTCTTAAAGAACATTTCTCTTTCGCATCACACTGCACTGCCATACTTGAATTATCTTGGTTAATTTTATTAAACATGCCTTTCCTCCAACTTATTCCATGCCCAAATACTTCTTGTCCAACGGCTCCACAATTTTCGCATACATGATGAAATTCACCATAACAATCTGCATCTTCAAAATCTGGAACTTCTACTGTATCCGATCCACAATATTCACATTTAACCATAATACCTTCCTCCGTTACTTTAAAAACAGTCGTGGTAAGTCTTTCACTCCTCCAACACTCATTTGTTACTCTTACATTGTTTTCATCCCATCTTTAATACAATCAACTACTATGTCCTTAGCTTGCTCTAAACTTACTCCCTTCTCTTTCGATATTCTTTCTGACAAACATTTACTAATCGCAACTACCAGCATCAACAAGCTGAGCGTTTTACCTACTGCTTTTACCTTTGCTCTTTTTATTTTTTGTATATGCAAATACAATTTCCAAAACATATTTCTCCTTTTTCTTCCAATTTTCTTAGTTTCATAGTATAATTATATCTATAATTGAGCAAATTCCGAAAAATGCACAAACTTATCCTATTAGAGCCAAAAGTTCTTCCACAGGAGCATGGTTGGCACCACACTGATAGATATACCTGATCCGCTCTTCCTGCAGCTGCTTTTTGAAAATGGCATAGCCTTTTTCAAAAGACCTCTTTTCTCCTGTTCCGATACAGCAGATCAGATGTGCGAGGGACATCAGCAGCCAGTATCTGTGAATCCCTCTGGAAGTTCGGATCTGATACTGACTGAACGCCAGTTTCCCTTTACTGCTTCGGAAAAAGACCTCTATCGGCCAGCGTTCCACACACATGTTCAGTATCTCTTCGATATTCAGGGAAGGATTGGTACAGATAAAAGCACGCAGTGCCTTTGGACAGTGAAATGCTTCCCGGGGATAGCTGATCAGAATGACTGCGTTTTCTACTTCGTTCAGACTGCCCTCATAACGGTAAACACAGTACTGGCGTTTTCCAGCTGTCACAAGGCTGACATCCGCATCTGTTTTCCGGATATGAAGAGCGTAGCTGCTGATTTTCTGTCTGATACCGCAGGGACAGATCACCCGGTTTGTCCTGACTGCACCTGTGGTGTAGAAGCCTTTCCGGATAAAGGCATCCATCACTTTTGTAGAAGTATACCAGCTGTCGCACAGAAAATAAGATGGTACCGGGGCTTCCGGCAGTTCCTCTGCAATGTCACATACGATCCCGATCTTTGACTGGGATTTATCATACATCACAGTTGCATAATGGAGCACGATCCCATTACAGGAAAGCATGACTGCAACAGCCTGGTGTCCGTAATCCTGCCTGCGTTTCAGATGGGACTGATGAAAATACGCATCTTCGATTGGGTGCAGAGCCCGTGACAAGGGCTTTGTTTTCGAAGAGATGGTGTCATCCACAATACAGAATACAGGCTTTCCGGAATCAAGAGCTTCTTTATAAATAATCTTTGTGACTGTACGTTTGAGGGTATCTTCCAGGCTGGCGTCATCCCATCTGCCCTGGTTGAGGAAATGCGCAATCGTTGTCCTGTGGCAGGAACTGCATGCAGCAAAGTCAACAGTCTTACCATGAAATCCCTGCATAAAAACAGCGGTGATGATGGCCATGACATGTTTCAGGGACACATCAGACAGGAAGAGGCCTAAATTCAGCCTTTTAAAACAGTTGTAAATTGATTTCGAATGATATATACTTTTACCCATGAGACATTTTCCTTTTTGGATGTTTGTTTTTGTGGTAAGAACAATATACATCAAAATCGAAAATGTCTCTATACTTTTGTGCAATTCACGTTATTTTCTCATTTATAGTATATAAAATATTATCGAAAGGATGTGGTTCTTATGTCAGGATTCCAATGTCCATATTGTTCTACTATTATGGCAATTTCTAATGATACATATCGAATACAGTTTCCAAGTTTTGAGCATCATACTGGTCATTTTAAATCTCATGTGGATACAGTAACGTATGAATCTTGCCTAAAAATAAGTTTTTATGAATGTCCGAATTGTGGTCAATATACTATATTCGCAGACGGAATAGGTAGCCGTGTACAAGATGTGCATGTTCCGATTCGTCCAATATCATCCGCTAAACAATTTCCCCTTTACATTCCTGAAGCAATTCGGCAAGATTATGAAGAGGCTTGTGCTATAGTAAATCTTAGTCCAAAAGCATCTGCCACTCTTTCTCGACGTTGTTTGCAAGGAATGATTCGTGATTTTTGGGGAATTACAAAGCCAACTCTTAATAAAGAAATTGATGAATTGCAAAACCAAATTCCATCTGATTTATGGTCATCCATTGATGCACTTCGTCAGCTTGGTAACATTGGTGCCCATATGGAAAAAGACACCAATGTAATTGTAGACATTGACCCCAATGAAGCCAATTCTCTCATTCAACTCATTGAATTACTCATGAAAGAATGGTATATCAATCGCGAGGAACGCAAAAAATTATTTTCAAGTATTATTTCTACCAATCAAACTAAACAATCTGAGCGAAAGAAAAATTGAGTAGGAAACTACTCTTTTTCTTTTGTATACGGATCATTTTCAGCAAGAAGTTTTCCATCAAAATCCCAGTACTGTTTTACTTTTCTGCACTTATCTTCTGCTGTACCTTCTCCTCGTAAAGCCATAGTTTCTATAACTTGAATTACTCTTGCGTTATCTATACCTCTTGGTCTTACCATTATGTCTTCTCCCTTCATTTAAAATGTTAGTTTTAAGGCATTTTACTCCAATCAATCTGCTTGAAAAGCTCCTGATTGAATGTCACTAACTCTTCTTTCTGATCGCAACTATCGGATTCACAATACTCATCCACATCATCAAAAAAGTCATCTTCCGTTTCTAAGTACCAATCGTTCCACTCACCCTCAGCTTCATCAAAAATCTGTAATCCACCTGTATTACAATAATCAGGTTTGATATTATTCTGAAGCTGAAATGCATCATATGCTGCTAATGTATCAAGCAATCTCTTCCCGTCCTCTGCACTCTTTACTGGAACATAAAATGTATCACAATTACCTATCTGCGGAATCCACCATACTCTTAATTTACTCATTATATATTCATCCTTTCCTACTCTAAAATATCAAATAGTTACCATCTTAAAACTCTACACTTCTGTGGAATATTAATTGATTTCAAATGTTTAATAGCTGCCCTTCTGCTATCAAATAAAAATGGATGATCTGGTGTATTGTTTTTACTCACTTTCTGTAAAGTTTCTCTACTTGTCCAGAAATATCCATCTTCATCCCATGCCGGTTTCTGCCATGCTAAATAAACTATTCCATCACGACATAAATTGTCTGTTGTAATACACCATTTCTCATGAACTAACTCTGACAACTTATATGGTAAACATCCACCACCTCCAGAAGTTCTGAACTCTACATGTGCCACATCTCCATTTATTTCAACAATTCTTCCATAAATAAAGTCCTCTTCAGCATATACACAATCACCTATTTTAAAAGTTTCCATTTGATACCCTCCAAATTTTCCCTATGAAATGCGGCTTTTAATCACCAATATTATTCATAAATTTTTCAAGAATCTTATAAACATCTTCAGTGGTATCAATTTCATATCTAGTTCCAAAATCATGATTTTTTTCTATCCACATATTTTGTTTACCACTTGCACTTTCATATAATTTAATATTCAATTCCAAATTCACAGTATCACTCCCATCTACAATAAATGTGCTAATGCATTTAAATACTTTTTCTTTAATGTATCTGTTAATGTATCTGTTTGACACAAATGATCCTTTATATCAGCAACTTTCACCCAATATGCTTCCGGCATTTTATCAGCATATTTTTTTATTAAATCAATGTACTCAATGTAATTCTGCTTATCTTCTTTAGTCAAAAGATCCAGGCAATTCCAAAAATATTCTTCTAAGAAAATATCCTCTTTGGGATACTTTGTGTCTTCCCAAAGATCATGCATAATCGCCAATGCAATACAATCATTCATAATCTTTCCTGGAATCAACTGGTTCTCTGCCACATAAGCTGCTACTCTCATTGCGTGATAAAATGTGTCAATATCATAATGTATCCTGGCCATTTTTAAAGCATGTCCAACTAAACACACCTCTAATTCCCTCCTATGCGCTTTTCTTCTTATTCTTTATAAACCTTTCCAGGTCTTCTCTCATATGTAAATAATTTTTTCTCTGATCAGTAAAATATGTATTATTATTCTTAGCATATTCAGTCATCCACTCGTCTAAATCAATATCTTCTTTATATGAATACGCTATCATTGCCAATAAAGAAAAACGATTATTATCATTTCGAATTTTTGAATCTAATCTTACTGTATTTTCCAGCAAAAGGTCTAAGGATTCATTATAGAATTCCAATTCTTCTTGAATTTCTTTTATACTCAACTTCAGATTATCTGCAATAAACGATTCTACATTATTTTCTTTTTCATTAGTATGCAAAAATTCAATCATTAAATTTTTAAGCATGTTTAATTTGTCAACAATAACAACTTTGTCTTTTGTTCCAGAATCTTTATCAATCTCATCAAATAATAATCCACATTCGTTTTTCTTGCTTCCTCTGAAATTTGATTTGAACTCCCTCAAAAATTCTGCAAATCTAATATCATCCACATTGAGTTTTGTAAAATAGTCAAACAGTGTAAAAATAATAAAAGAATCTTTTTTATTAAACAGGTCTTTTAAATCATCTGTTATTATTTTTTCAAGCCTGTGTAAGTTATCCGTAAATTTTTCAAATTCCTCCTCTGTAGCATTTTCGTTTAAATATTTAAAAGCCTGTTTTGCCTGTGTTTTCCAATTATCAAGATGATTTGTACACATCATTGTTTCCACAATAATTCTTTCAATAACACCTTTATTTTTATCATTGTCAGAATAAGAACTACAATTCAAGAAAAATTCGCTGTCCATTATTCTTCGTATCCTGTTCGCAAATTTATCAATATATGTAAATGCTTTTTGGTTCGTGTTCATTGAAGAATGCTCATTATAACGTTTAATATATTTTGCAATTTTATTCTTGTCACAATGTTCATGAATAACCGTTTCAATCTGATATTCATTAAATTTTTTCTTTAATTCATTCGGAAGTTGTTCATAAGTTTTTCCTTTGATATTAAATACAGCATCTTCCCAAACAATATTTCCATTTTCATCAACATTTTTTTTCTTATATGGAATAATTGAATCTTCAACAGAAGATGTAATCTTGTAATTACCATGTCTAAACATCATTAAAGCAGCTGTTCTGCTTCCGCCATCCGCAATATGTAATTGTGTGTTATCTTCCTCAGCAAGAATAATAGGAGGAATATAATCATCTGTAAGGGTGGTTACAATGAGTCCATTTACAATTGCCTTCCATGCCGGTTTTCTTTGTGTGTCGGCATCATTAGAAATGTCTCCTTCTTTATTTTTATTTAAATACATGTCCAAAGTATAAGTCTGTTTTCTTGGCCTCATTTTAAATTCCTCCTATAATTCATCATTTTAATATCAATTAAAATAATACCGAAACATTCCTATATGAATGAATAGCTGCACAGCAATCAGAATATTGCTTTTCACTGATATGTAATTCATTTTTTATTTCTTCCGGGAAATAACCAGCTATATTAAGCCTTAAAACTTCCTTTTGAAGATTTGAAAGTTTTCCTAAATATAATAATATTTTTCTACTATACCCTTCTTCATTATCGTCAAATATTTCTTTCTCAATAGTAAAGCTGTCTGGGATCATATCACCCAAGGTAGAATTCTCATCACCATTGATTGGTGTGTCAATTGAAACAGACATTCTGTCAGCCTTACGTTTTTCTCTATTTCTCCTGGTTATTTCCGTTTTTATTTTATTAAAAAGGCATGAATATAAAAAACCATCAAATGATCTTGAATTATCATATCTTTTAATAACATGAACGAATACCTCATTCGCCAACGAATAAAAATCATCAACATCCTTATCCGATAATCCGCCAAATTTCATCAATATTTTATCTACAACTTTATGCAATTTTTTCGCATTATCTTTATAATATGTATTCAATATCTGCTCCAATTCAGGACACCTCCAAACTACAATTAATATTATTATATGATCAGTTTTTTATTTTATTCGACTCTTTTATCATAAATTCCTGAAAATTAGCACTATTATTATATTTTCTGTCATGGCAAAGAGGACATTCGTCGAATCTTTCTCTATTGCTTCTTCCATTTCTATTCTCATACCTTGTCCCACTTTTCATAGATACATAACATCTTCCACAAATCATATTCACACCTCACAAATCAAATAATTCTTTTAACATTCTCGGTTCGTATGTACGCTTATCCATATTTTCTACTGTTTTAATAATTTCTTTAGAAATAGAATCACTGAATTTTTTACTTAAAATAACTGATATAATATTCAGTTCGTTCTTAATACTTCTTCTTTTTATCCTCCTGTCTTTAATCATTTTAAACGCTTTATACCCCTGAGCTGCGTTCAGTTTTGCAAATTCAATATAATGCATAACATCACATATTTCTTTATCAACATCACTAAGTTGCTGCAAAAGTATTTCCTTTCTTTTTGATGCTTCTTGCGTAAGCCCATTTATGTCAGCAATTCTGTCAATCCATATTTGAATATTATCAGCAACAGCAACCTTTTCTACATTTTTCTCCAAATCCTGAATACTAACCTGCTTAACATTTTCTGGTGGCTTGTCATATTTCTCTATCCGAAAAACTTTTCTTAATGGTTTTGATAATTGATGATTAAATATTGACTCTACCTGTTTTTTTGTGTAAATATCTGCCATTGTTATACTTCCGGTTGGAACATATTTTCCCGAATGATTTTTGTATATAAATCGCGATCCATCCGTAATAATATATTCTGACAATTCTATCATCTCCTTTTCTTAAAAATAGGTACAAAAAAATAAGTGTTTTAAACACCTTAAAATGGATCTATTGGGACTCGAACCCAAGACCGCCTGGTTATGAGCCAGGTGCTCTCACCAACTGAGCTACAGATCCACAGATTAAATTTTAATATTCTTCTCGAAATTCAGCAGAACCGCACGAAAATTCAAAATCACTTGACGATTTTGTCAAAATTATGTAATATACTAATAAGCGCAATTCTGCGTTATATCCATGAAGACCTATCCGATCAGAGGTGCTCTAACACCGTTTGTATGATCTGATGGGTCTTCTTATTTTCTGTTGACAATAACAATTATAGAACGTATGTTTGTATTTGTCAATACACAATAAGAACAAATGTTCTTGTCATTATTCCAATTTAGGAATCAGTATCATATCATGTTTTTCTCCAATTGGAACAATATTATAAATATCTTTTTGAATAGCCGTATACATTGATAATATTGATACCATATCTTCATCAGAATCTTTATTCAATACAATTGTCCCTGATCTCTTTATTAACTTTATACCCCCATTCCTATTCATTCTTTTTCTTCCCAAAAAAGTTTCTTTCTCTAAATCCGAAGACAAAAGAAGAAAAGTATCTGAATCTCTGGATTCTTTTAATATTTTCAAATTGTTTTCCATTACTCTAATAGCTTCCTGTTTATCAATTTTTACCAATTTAGCCATTAATATCTTCTCCTAACAAATTTGCAATTCTCTTAAATCATCATCACAGTCACCATATGCAGCCGAATATATAAAGCATTTAAAAATACTCTTTTGTAATTCTCTATCTGATATAGTCCCGACTTTCTTAACTTTTTTCTTATCAATTGTTGATATTTGCTCAGCCAAAAGCATGGAATTAGTCTTCAAGCCATTCTCTTCATTTCTCTCTATTAACAAATGCGTCGCCTGATCCAAATTCTTAATTTTAGATGTTAAAGGTATTGCAATTAATGTAGGAGAAAACCTGTTTCCGATATTATTTTGTATAACAATACCTGGACGATATCCTGATTGAACGGAACCATCGCTGTCCGGGAATTCACCAAAAATAACATCATACTTATTATATTTAAACATTATGATACCTCCTCTCTTCTCTTATGTATATCCTACATTAACCTTTATATATGATATTATAGTCTATATGCTAATTATTGTCAAGACTAACTATTGAAAAAACTACATATTTTTGGTAATATATATTTATTCTCTATTTAAGGAGTTTTCATATGAAGATAATTCTTGACAGCACGTTAAAGAAGAAAAAAATATCTCAATACAAACTTGCGAAAGATACAGGTATAGCTGCATCAACATTAAACAATTTATGCAATAACAAAACATCCAGTATACAATTCTCTGTACTTGATAAGATATGTGATGCTCTTGACTGTGAAGTATCTGATATTTTATTACACGAAAAAGGCGATACCTCTAAATAGTATCGCCTCCAACCTATATATCCTTTAATCTACCTTTTCAAATATATCTCTCAATTCCATCTTGATATGAGGGAATGCACGTAATCGAATCATTGTCTCTGCATTGTAATGTTCGTCTTCTTCATCGTCTTCCAATATATAGCTCTGCTCCAGAACATATTTACCATCTTGCAGATAATAAATCTCAACAGATTTTCCCTTGGGAGAAATAATCCAATATTCTTCTACACCTGCTTTTTCATAAATATCTTTTTTTTCGTCTCTGTCTCTCTTAGCAGTGGATGGACTCAAGGTTTCTACAATGAATTTGGGAACACCGCTGTATGATCCGCCCTTTAATTTCTTTCTGTCACATATAATCATGATATCAGGACATACATAATCGTCATTTTCTTCCGGATGATATTTAAAATCAAGATTCTCCATGAATACGAGACACAAACTATCTTTTAATCCATTACTGATAATCCTATGAATATTACTGTCAATAATCCCATGTCTGTACCCAGGAGCTGGAGACATATCATAGATCACACCATTGATTTTCTCATCTCTCCAATGTTCATTTGCTGCCAATGCCATAATATCACATCCTTTCTCATTCTAATTATAACATGGCTTTTAAAATTACAAAAGTCCCATATGGGTTCAAATTATTTTTTAAAAAGATCTTTTATTGTGTCATATTATAATCATTCAACAATATCTGTTCTCTTGAAAGTTCTCGCATATCTCTCGTTGTTGGTAAACCATACTTTTTTCCGAATTTGCATAATCCGCAGCCACAATGTATTTTACCTTTTGAATACTGTCCATCGTGATGATACCAATCAATCCCATACACTGAATTACTTATTCTTTTTTTCCTTTGTATTATCTTGTTCCTTACATACCTCCGATATCCTATACCATTTCGTTCCATTCTCATAATCGAGTCCTCCTTGATATTATTTGCACCCTGCAGACACCTATCAAGGCTGGAAATGTCTACAGGATACATATGTGGACTCTAATATTTATAATTTCAAACACGCTCAATCCTCCTGAAATAGTTATTTTATCCTTCTACAATTATAGGTTTTCTATATTCTTCAATCAATTCAATTATACCAGAAGTATTTAACATTTCTTCATTTTTACCTACTATATATTTTATTGGTGTCCTAAAAAGTTTCATTAATCTATTGTCTTTTACCACATCCTTTTCAGAAATATCTATTTTATTAATCATGCCAGTTGCATAAGATGCCAATATTTTAAAATAATTTGATACTTCATTATACATCTCTTTATCAACGTCATTTGCTGAATAAATAATATGTTTAGGATATTTACTTTTTAAAATATCACAATCATTCACTAAATCAAAACATATTATTGGTGTAGATATATAGGAGTTTGAGAATAAATTTATATTTCGACTATCTAAAGTAGTTTTAATTTGTAATTTTGCATTTTCCAAATAAGATATTTCATTTATCTCAGTTTTTAACTGTGACATTATATTATCTTTCTTACACCATGCTATGTCTTTTGAAGTATGAAATGGATTAAAATCCGGAACAGGATACTTAACTAAATATCCGTCTTCATCATAATCAAAAACATACTTGTAAGATGGAGAAAATGCCATATAATCATCATATTGTAAATCTTTATATTCTTCATATATATCACTTTTAAATTTTGCTATATTCATACAAATTATATTTGTATTTCTATTATGTAAACAGCGATCAATAACTACACATTCTGCTAGTTTACCTAATAAACTCATAATACAACGAGTATAATCACTAATAGCCAATTTTGTCTTATTACCTATATCATTTTTTATTCCATCATAATCTCTTTTTAATTCCTTATCATTTGGATAAATAACCCACCTTAAATATATTTTTGCCTTTTCGTTTGCTTTCCATGACTTATTTTTATTCCTTACTTCAATTTTATCTAAGTAATTATGCAAATAAAAAATAAGCCTCTTTGAATAAGACTCTATTGGTATTTCTGGGATTTTTTCTCTACCAATTAACATATAATTTTTCTCCGTTAAAATTTCACTTTCATATACAAAGTATTAAAACTACAAATATTAATGCAACAATAAAAATTGGCAATCCAACATATATATTATTTATACACTTGTTTCTTATTTTGTATTTTATAAATTGCTTAATATGTACATTTTGCATTTTTTCGATATACTGTTTAAGTTCACTTTTTGTACAATACGATATATCAAATTTATCCTTACAATTATTTTTCATTCTTAATTTCAATGGATGAAAATATGTACATTTGATAATTTTTTCTACATAGTTATATAAATAGTAATATGTAGTATACTCGCACATAAAATGTATATTCATTTTCTTTTTTCTCACTTTCCTAGAAGGACGAAGTAATTTAATATATACATCAAACATTTTTCGCACCAAGCCAGGCATTCCATAGTCAATTAGCAACATGGAATCATTTGTTTTCAAAAGATTATAGTAGCTTTTTAATAACTTGACTACTTCATTTAAATCATTTTTAGGAGAATTCAAACTATGCCATATAGCTCCTTTACAATCTAAAATAATATCAAACTTTATAGGAACAGTTCCATCTTCTTTAAAATTAGAAATCTTAATTTCTGAAGCATCAATTTCATAACCCGAAATCCAAAAAAATTGTTCTCTTTCTTTTGCCTTATTTTTAAGTTTTCCACTATTTAAATCACTCAAATAGAATGTAGGGTTATAACCATCTTTTCTTAAATTGTCATATGTATCACTTTCATACATTCCGATATTTGCGGAAGGAGATAAAAAAGAAAAATCATTTTTAAGTTTCAATTTATTTTTCAAAGAATCATATAACCAATCTGATCCTAACATTATATAGTTATTTTCATACCAATAGACATCTTGTTCATAATCAATAGGATTAGACTTAAGCTTAAGCATTTTAAAAATATTCATAATCATGTACCTTTGAATGTATTTTTAATCTATACTACAAAACTAGAATTTCATTACAATATTTTTATATCTTCAATCGGCACAGTATGCCATCCTTTCCCGTAATAAACATATGCAAATTTGGGATTTGGATGTCCTCTATATGGAACGATTTCATTTATTGTTAATATACCAAATATTTTTAACAAACACTTCATACACTCTCCAATCCGATTAGATAAAACCAGCCTTTCATTGCTATTTTAGTTCCATCCAACACAATATCCGTCTTCTTCAACAACTACTCCATCCTGTTTCATACAATGCAGAATATCTCCGTCATCACAAGGTTCAGAAAAACTATTAAAACAAGATAAGCAATCTTTTGAGTCATTTACTTTTACAAATTGACCACAAGCAACAAAGTCTCCATTCAAACCCAATTGTTCATCTACATTTGAAAATCCACATCCATTTTTAAATAATTTACAATCTTTACACTTTCTCATTCTGGTTTCCTTTCTGTCATAGAAACAGCATTTCATCTGTTACGCAATCGTTTTACTCCACTTGCTTTGCAACTCTAACCAAACATCTTCTAATGTAGCCCACCATGAATCGCTAAAAGCCGTTCCAAAATCCTGTGTGCCTCCTCTGGTAATTACACAGGGTTTTTCAACAGACAATTTATATGGTGAATATAATGGACGCTGCATAGTATATTCTGGATCGTACAGAACTGTAACATAATAGTGGTTATACTCTATAATCAAAAGCTTGTCTGATTCTTGAATAATCGGTTTACCAAAATATCCATCATTGCCTTTCTTTGGTTTCTTCCGATTAAGATGCTCTATTAACTCATCAAAATATCCTATACTATTCACCCCCACTTAAAAGCAACATTTCAAAGTTAGCAACCTCATTTTAAATGGGGGTATAGATACTATTCATTATGTTGCCTTAACTAATGTTGATTGAACCTGTAGTGTTTATATATTTTGGCAAGTTTTTTCATATTTTTACGAGTTGCATCTAAATCCCGTTCATTATAAATGGGAATTGCATAACCATTACCATTTGTTTTTGTATTCATGGACACACCCAATAAAACATAATCCGTTAATTTAGCAAAACCATATATTTTTTTTCGGTCTTTTGATGACACACCCAATGAGCATTCTTCATTAAGTAAATCTAGGATTCTACCACAACCCTCCTCACATTTTTCAAAATACCATTCTGGAAAAATCTCTTCAAAATTTTGCTCTAAAAAAATCATATCAAATCGGCATTCCTGAAAAATACGCTGTAATTCTTTCCAAAAATCTACTTGAGTTATTTGTTCAATGTATGCTTCGTGTTCAGCTTTTATCTTTTTTAAACACTTGACAGTATAAACTGAAACTTTTTGGTCAATCAGCTTATGGTGATTTGAACAAAGTAATATTAAATTATCGATACTGTTTGCTTCTTTATTTGTCAAATGTGGATTATACCTTGCACTATCAGGATTCAATCCCTCAATGTGACAAATCTCTCCAATATCAGATTCCCCATTTACTAAAATGCAATGACATTCAGGGAGAGCACAACAATTACCTGATTTAGCATATAGTTTTTTTATCACAGACTGTTTTATATATCTACTTCCCATAAGCAATTTTCACCCCATGTTCTTTCTATATTGAGAATATACACCAATCTTATCAGTTACACAATGAAAACCGGATTTTATACTACAAGTTCATAATTATAGTATATAATTTTACCAATCGCAAACATCTCTATAAAGCAACCTATGAGAATTACACATTTCTTCTTGATTGAGAGAATCTAATTCTCTTTGACAATCATCATTCCAAGTTCTTGAAATTTTCTTATTAAGCAGTATTCTTAATTTACTTTCGATTTCCAATTCAGCATCATAATCAGTTTTATCATTATTAGGGAATTCCATATTAAATGCATCTGTCATTTTGGAGATTAACACGCCCATGCATTCAGTACATAAATTAATCTTTATTGTATTTGAATTCCCTATACTAATTGTATATATTTTCCTATATTCATCCCTTTTCTCGTTGCAATTAATACATGATACATACTTGTTATTATCTAAACTAACATCAATCATAATATTCCCCTAATCCTACACATCACAAGATAAATAGTGTCCTTCTATGTGATATTCTCCTTCTTCCAAAATCAATGATGTATTTTCCTTTGCCCATTCCACTAATTCCTCTGGACTTAGAAAATACTTAGCCACTGTGAAGTCATTACATACTGGAATACCATCGCCAAGAACCTCTTTACCCTCAACAATATCTTCTTTATCATTATTGAGAACTGTAAAATATCTCCATTCACATTTCATATTTTAACATTTCTTCCCAATAAAAATCGATTTCATTTATATTCATCCTTTAAAAAGTATATATAAAACCATCTGGGATAGCCATCTTGCCATATATCACAATAATGTCTATATCTAAACACTTTATTTTCTTTATATAATTCGGCCAGTAGCTTGACAATCTCAGGGACTTTTGGTGCACCATATGGATACCATTCTATAATATCAGGATTAAATTTATCAATATATGCATTCACAAACTCTTCTTCTGTAATATCAACAGAATGATGCCTGCGCACTGGATTTGACATATATTCTAATATCCACTCTTTTTTATCACTCTTCGAATTTTTAATCATGTATCCTTTAAACCGCCATTGCATTAATCAAAATCTTTACTTATAAAATCAATCACATCTTTCTCATTCTGATCCTTCATAAGAATTTAAATAATATATCTTCCAGCCAAATGACATACTCATTAGAATATTCTCCGTTTATGCTTAACATTTATCTTATTCCTTTCTATAATCAATATAAATATCGTTCATTATTTTACTAAACTACCAATGATAACGATTTTTGCAAATCTTTTATTTCTTCTTGAATTTTTTCTGCAATTTTCTTCTTTATTTCCACTAAATAATCTTCTATATTTTCTTCTTGGGTCAGAAAAATATAATACTGATATGAATTCGAACTACGATGTAACATCTTCCACTCTCCAAAACAATCAAATGGAATATGATAGCCAAATCCAAATGTTTCAAATCCATTTTCATAAATTGCATTTATTTCACATTCACTTTTTATTATATCTTCTTTTCCTGTTTCTACTTTATATGTGTATTGAAAAATCCTACCACCATTTTCTATCCAAGTAATAAATTGTTCCTTATTCATTTATAATCCTCCGCTGTTTTGAATACCTTTGTGTCACCAAACTGTTCCTTAAACACACTGTCTCCATATTTCATACAGTCATATGCAAAAGGATATCCTTTATCATCCGTTCTTCCATTTAACTGCTTGCATTTACTGCATTCTTTATTACACTCTATCAATTATTTTTCCTCCAAACTTGAAATCAGACATTTATTGCAGCATTCTCTTTATACCACAAATCTGATAGTGTATGTGTCAATTCAAATTGCAACATATAAATTGCATGACCGCTTCCAAAATCTTCTAAGTATGTATCTCTAATTTTTCCAAGCTCATTATCTGGAATAATACTGGTCTTTTCAGATTCTAAAAACTGCCCATATAGTAAAACAAGTTATTCTTTTGTTTTATTTCCAAATGGATTAATATGATCTTTTCTCATCTGTAGTCCTCCTCCGTTTTAAAAGATTTCGTGTCTCTAAACTGTTCCAAAAACACGCTATCACCATACTTCATACACTCATATCCAAATAGATAACCCTTTCCATCTGTTCTGCCATTAAGTTGCTTACATTTATTACAATCTCTATTGCACTCTATCAATAACTTTCCCTCCAAATAAAATCAAGTTTTCAACCACTTATTCTATATTTATATCCACAGGATTTTCCAGTTTCAAGATATCTTCCCTCTGTTCTACTAATGCAGCTTGTGCAATAGAATTAATCTTATTCTGACAGAAAGATTCAATTTCTCCCTTTGCCTCCATAACCGTCTTTTCCATCTGTCTATTAAACTGTTTATATATAAACTCTGAATTGCTTCCAACCTGCATTTCTAAATGTTCCAATTTCTTTAAAATTTTTTCCTTGTCCCCTTTGCCAATAGATTTTTTCTCAAAAATTTCTTTAACTTCACTAATGGCATTTGTAACTTCTGATTTTAAATTATCCAAGTGCTCAGAGAACTCATTTTCAAATTGTTCATGTTTACTCACAAACGGTCTATCTGTTATATGTCCATCCTTCTCTGTAAACCGAATTGTACAAGGAACTCCATCTCCAACATTCATAGCTGTAATTGCTTCTGCAAACTGAGAATAACTCATCTCAACTTCTGCAATCACACCTCTTCCAAAATAGTGATCACCGTTCAATTCTCTACCTATTTCTCCATGCTTTAATGTCATCATTATTGTGTCTTTATGCTGAATACTACTTCCAAATAAAGGTGACGCACTTCCGCTTGTTCTATGAAATCCTAACATTCCATAACAAGGATGCTTTTCTAAATTTTCAAACATAATATTTTCCTCTCTTTCTCCAATAAAATCAATCATTCATTTCCATTTTCTTCTGTTTCTCATTCCAGTACTTATTTGCTTCTTCTGAACCTCTAATGTACAATGTTGTATATATTCCTTTATAAAAACAGCCAGGACACAAGCAACCATGATATGCCATACTATCTCTTATAGAATACATATTATGTCCACAATCTGTAAAGAAAAAGGTTCCCTCTCCATGCTTTTCTGGTGTTGTTTGATATGTTGCAATGTTCATCTATACTTCTCTCCCATGCTTATCATTATACCATACATTTCTCTGCCATACCAATCAGATTATTGATTCCTTCAAATTTATCTTCTCCGCTCTGTGCTATGTCCCAACACTTACTAAGAATCTCTCTAAAATCTTCCCATCTTATTGACAACATTGGACTATTAGATATCTCTACTTCAACTCCATCTTTCATTTTTAACATATACTCGGCATAGTCATTATTATAAACATCCTGTTTTCTATCAATTTCATTTATGTAAATCTTAGTAGTTTCCAAGTCAGAATGTCCCATCATAGTTTGTACAATCATAAGATTGTCAGCATCTTGAGGATGTAGTTTATAAATTGTATTTGCATAAAACTTTCTAAAACTATGTGTGCTAATTGGATATGTTAATCCAGTCGTTTGAACAGCTTGTTTTAGCATTTTACGAAATGCAGCGTCAGAACTTGAAAAAACTCTTTCTTTATAATGATCCATAGGTTTTATTCCCACAAGTTCACAATATTCTTCAATGTAATATTTTGCCAGAGCATTTAGTTTTACTCCGACCACTTTCCCTGTTTTTTCTTCCTTTAAAGTTGTTAGCCTCTCCCTATATAATCCATTTTGTAAAAATAAATCTGACCATTTTAAGGAAATAGTATCCCCAACACGCCTACCAAGCGAAACCATTAAGCAACTCGTAAACCAATGGTGATACATCTCATTTTCTTTAAAATAGTTTAATATTTTTTCCAAATCCTGATATGTTCTAAATGGTTCCACTCTTGTTGATTCATTATTAATTTTTGAAATACTCTTCAAGTTAAGAATCAAAATATTATTTTCCTCATCAATTTCACACTCTACCCATATTTGAGATTTATAATTGGTAAACTTAATTACATTTTTGGCATTTTCATATTCATCTGATTCAACAATTACAAAATCATAGTTGTGCATATAATTCTCTAATTCTATTGGAGAAAATACTTCTCCAACTATATCCTTTTTCATTGTATCAATCTTTCTTGCCATATTCAGCACACTCCTTCAATAATATTTTAGTTTGCATATTCCCATATATATCCATAGGCAGATGAAATTTTTCCATTACAACACTTTGCAATGTTACTACTCGCATATCCATATTTATTAGTAATTTCACTTAATGAACGCCATGTTTTTAAATAGTTTCTATTCATATCATATTGCTTAATGTTTCTTTGATTTTTATGTATTTCTATCGGATCAATATCATTTTTATTACCTTTATTATATTTCCACTGATATCCTCCTGCTGATTTCGCATTATTATTACAACATTTTCCTATATTACCATGATTAATTCCCATTTTCTTCTCTACATCCATTGCACATTCCCAAGTTCTAATATATTTGCCATCTAAATCGTATTGTATAATACGTTTTGCTCTAAATCTATTTCCTTTAAACCTTTCTCTTGCTAATTCTATACACTTTTGCGAAGGCTTTCTACCCTTACCAGCTTCACTTATTTTCTTTTTTGTTTCTTCTGACATATTTTGTTTTGCAATACTCATTTTTCTTCTTGCTTCTTTACTTCGTATCTTCCCTGTATTGCTATTTCTAATCTTTTCTATTACATCTGGAGAATGTTTTCTTCCAGTAGACGCAATTGACATTTTCCGCAGTGTTTCTGGAGAAGGATGTCTATTCTTCTCTGCAATTCTATCTGTTACTTCTTGTCTTCTTTTCCGATTGTTACCACCTGCAATCATGTTATAACCAATTTTATTATTCATCGTATTATATTTTCTAATCAGTTCTTCTTCAATAATATTTGCTAATTCAAGCGATAAGCCGCTTATTAATGTTATATGTTTAAAATTATCCAAACCATATTTTTGTATTGCATTCCAAAAATGACTTGAATGCTTGTAATATGATCCATTGTACCCAAATCGTTCTTTCAGTTTTTGTTGTGTTTGACCTATATAAACTTTTCCATTTATTTTATTGATATGTGCATAAATCTTGTAGTTCCCTTTACATTCTTTTAATATCTTATTTCTCCACCTTTCGTTTTAAAATATATACTCTATATCCTTCCTATGCGACTTGTAACGCATCATCTGCACGTTATATATTTCTACTTTTCTTTTATCTGCTCTACCGTTCCGCAACAAGTGCCTTATGTTTCCATCCGATAAACCAGATAATCAAAAGAACTCTAAGCAACTTTTGACTTGCCGCAAGGCATCTAATATTCCTTACAAGTATATATTATCACTTTTAAGTGATAATATCAATAGAAATATCACCTATTTTTAATAATTTATCATTGAATAATGATATTTCGCAATCTAAGAAAAGCACCCAACACTTTCCGTTAGATGCTTTTTCCAGTATCATTTAAAACAAAATTTCCTTCAAAAGTTGCATTTAATATTTCTGCTATCTGGATTAATTCTTTTTCAGAAAAATTATCACGTTTTAATTTATTTGCAAGGTTGCTTTGTGATGTTCCTAATTTTTCTGCAAGTTGCATCTGTGTAACTTCTCTTTCCAGCATGAGCATTTTTATTTTCTTGCTCATTGACAAACTATATCACCTTCCTTCCACTTCATATATTATAAGTGATAATTTATTATTTTTCAATGATAAAATTACCAATGCCACTGTCCCTTCATCTTGAAATAATCCATCATATTCTTAATATCTTCCATATACCAAAACGGATACACTTCTGTTTTACCTGTCTGTTTTGTTTTATTTCCCATAATTTAATCCCTTTCATTCTTTAAAGAGTATTCTTTCCCAAATAATCCAGTAGGCGCATAACCAGTGTAGCCATTTTCAATTAATAATGAATGTATAAATATACATACCTCATGAGGTTCCACCCCTTCCTGCGAATTAATAAACTGATTAAAATTATCTAATATCTTTTTGTTCAAACTAAATGCACCTCCAACTACAAATTAAACGATAATTTCATTCCACCCAAATCACGGTTCCATTATTCTTATATTCCTCACAGCTATCCACGGCTTTTTCTCCATTTATACAGCAAAAGCAATGACTGCATGTCCCACTATTAATCTGATTTTTTCTACAGCTCTGACATTTGCAATTAACATCATCGTTTACACAAAACATATCTAAATCTACATTCATATTCATAATCTCCAATCATTTTTATAAACTACTTCTCTTTTTTTGTGTTGAAGTATAGAACACAATTCCATGCATATACAGCACGAAATAGTCCAACTTAAATTTGATATATGTATTATGCTATAAACATTCCCTGTTTCCCAATTGATCTATTTACTGACTCGTCATCCCCATTCACAATATCCAACAAGAATAATTTTAACTTCTTGCTTTCATCCTTAAACTGTGGGTATTTCACAGTAGCATTAATCAGTAAATTATCAGGATTAGTTTCTTTCAAATATGCAACCAGTTTCCGCTGTATGAACTCATTTTCTTCTCCGGAGGATTTTCTGATTTCATACAAAGAATTAATTACCCTATGACAATGAGACTGAGGAAACTCATTCCATCTTGCTTTATGTAATAACTCCAACACCCACTCAAAATATTCTCTGTCTTCAATTCCCTTTTCAAAAATTTTCCTTGCAAGTGTAAGACATGACAAATTTCCAGATTTCTTATTATTCCTGTTAACCAGTAAATCATACTCATCACACATCTCTTTAATCGCTGTATCAATCTCCTCACCGGAACATACATTAGCTTTGAAAATATCATACGGATCAGGCTTCTTAATTCCCATTCCTTGACAACCAAACAATTCTGCTTCCTGAGACTGTGTAAGTCCAACAGTAATATCGCATAACAAATATTTAATTCCACGCAATTTTGCTGCTTCCAATCGATGTTGACCATCCCATACATAAAAGAATCCATCAGCACGAAAGTTAATCTTTAACGGATCACATTTTGTAGGATTCCAATCTCTTGCAATAATTTTTACATGATTCTGTAATGAGCGCTGATAAGATTTATCAATATGTAATTCATCCAATGCCACTACTGCAAATACTTTTCCACCTACGGGAAACGCACCTACAAGAATATTTAATGCACTCCTACGGCTTTCTATATTATCCTTACGCCCTCTGTTGATTTTCTCCATCAGTTCAATCATCTGATCTTTTTTCATTCCACAGACATCCACTTTGATACTTTTGACTACGTTTTGCTTCATAATCATTTTCTCCTTTTCTTTTTTATAAAATAAAAGCATCTGGAATTTATTTTCCAAATGCTTTATTCAAAACTATTTATTCTTCAATTTGTATTTTTCAAATTTGTCATCTATTATCATATGGCCTTCATCATTCCAGGCATTCAATATAATATTTTTGTCTTTTTCTGACATAAGTTCGTACCAGTGACAATGATTATCGTCTGGATAATCATCTTTATCAGTAATCCTATACCGATCACCTGCTTCAATATCAAAACAAGGATTGGTCATTTCCAAACATTGTGTATTAACAGAATCTTTACATACAAGCAAATCACCTATATTATATATCATTTAATTTTCACCTCTATATAAATATCCAATTTTTCATTGGATACTATAGTAAATCATATTCCATTTTAGCTACCTCTGATGCCTTTGTATATGATTCCTCTAAACCGCATCTAACATTATGCCAAACTTTTGAATTGCAATCATACTCTAAAATAATCCAATGCCAACTCTTACCATTCTTTTCTTCTTGTATTAATTCTATTTTTCTATTCATTTTATTGACCCCATAATATGAAACTTAGATTCTATTGTTTTTATTAATAAAATCTCCACGAAGCAAATACTTTTTTGGCATTTCACGTTTATACGATTTCATTTCAAATGCAAACTCTTCACCAACAATTATAGGAGATTCTTCAATTATATGTTGCATTTCTGTTGTATAATCCACTGGCTTCAATATTGTATATTTATTGTTGTAAAAACAAAATGAATTTGCCACTAAATTATCCATTTCACAATCTCCAAATTCATTTATAAATGCATCTAAAGTGCATAAAATATTTTTACCATTTGGAAATCTATTACTTGTTTCTTTATAAAGGATTCCATCTCTAACTTCTTTATTATAAATTTTATTATATAATTCTATTTGACTTAAAATCTTTTCTTTAACTTTCAAGAAATCATCCTCCACAAAACTATTATTTCAACTACTCTTACTGTTGCAAATTTATATCATAAATATTTTCCACAACATTCAATAATGAATATCCGTATCCACCAAGCAACCCTTCCCACTCACAATATTCATTAAATATATCCTGTTTCGCCATACTCATAATTTCTGCATCCTGTGATGCATCGCCAGGTTCTAATCCTCTGCGCTGTCTAAGAGCTTCCATAACTTCTTTATTGTATGTTTTCTGCGCTGGTTCCAACCAACTAACACTTACGTGTTTCTGCTCAATTTCTCCATCTTCTGTTTCAAAATCAACATCACATTCTTCCTCGGATTCCCATGCATATCCAATAAAGAATCCATATTGCTTCAAATTTCTGTGATAAACTCTATCTCCATGTTCGAATTTCTTTTCCATATTATTATTCCTTTCTCTTTTTGAAACAATCATTTCATTCTCCATTCTGTTTCTTACCATTCCTATAAACTTGATAGCCCTTGTGACACCATACTTGAATATTAAAATCCATTATTTTACTATCATAATAATTTTCAATAATTTTCTGCAACAAAAACCCATCATACGTAAATGTAATGTTTCCGATTTCTACTTTTCCATCTCCTATAATTTCAACACTATTTTTTCTATCTCGTAACTTTAACAAATCTGTATAAACTACAAACTCTTTATTTGAATCAAGATCAATTAAACCCAAATGTTCTAACTCCAAAATTCTTCTATTTGTTAATCCATGATTTGCGTATCCCTGAGCGTTCTTGCCAAAGAATATAACAGGATAATAGCTTATTCTATCTTTATCATCAGCTGGTATATTCATATTAACAAGCCTAAACTTACATATACATTTAAATGTTTCTGCATGATTTTTATTCATTAATGACAATGTGTTTATTAAACTTTTACTACAAATCTTAGGATCATCACAAGCTTCTGCTAATATTGATCCCCATGTATTTCTCATTTGCTCGTCAGATATTAACGCTGCCTTGTTCATAAAATAAAACAACCAATCATCATCTAATAGATTAGGATCGGCAGAATCATTCATATTATTACATGCCACATTAAGTATTTTAACTTGATTATAAAATTTTTTAGTAGACTGGTTAATACTTGAAATAAGAACTGCCCGTTGAAAATCATCTAAGTCACGACCTTCTAGTATATTCTTTTTATACTCTCGATCGAGTTCTCTGTGTAAATCTCTTAACTCGTTTTTATTATCAGTTATATTTTTAATTGTAGAAGTAAAAGGATATAAAATTCCTGTAACATCTACTATTTTATCAAGCAGTTTATCAATAATATCTGACATAAATACCTCCTACTTTCCAATAAAATAATCCTTTTAACCTCTGATTCTCCTAATACAATATTCCCTCATAAAACCAATGATTTTTTCATCATTTCCTGTTTCATAGTATTCAATAAGAATCCCTTTAAACTCTTCCAACTTTTCAATAGGTATTTGAAAAATACCTATATTATGCTCAATAAGCACTTTATTTGCCATAAGCTGCGCCACTCGTTTATTTCCATCAATGAACATCTGCGTCCGCGCAATATAGCAAAAATATTTCAACGCTCTTAATTCAATATCTTCTATCTGTTCAATTTTATCAATTGATTCCATAATAATTCCTGTATGAGGCATCTCAGGTTCCCATGATGTACCACCAATTTGAACAGGAATTGATCTTATTTCACCTGCATAATGAAATAGTAATTCGCCAACTATTTTGTCAAATTCTCTCAACAACATTATGCAATTATTGTAATCAAGATTATCTAACAGAAATTGCCATGCACGTTTCATGTTTATCACAAATAATACTTCTTCTGTTTTTGTAGTAGTAGGCGCATTAGCCAAAATTGCTTCTGTTTTAGGAAATGTAGTTCCCAATCCTTCAAGATTAGCACTTTTCCATATACTATCTACCAACATTCTTTTTGCCATCTCTATAGCCGTATCCTGCATTTTGCCATTCCTCCAATTTTAAGAAACACTCTTCTTTTTATACTTCTTTCTTGGTACAAATCTATTCCAATCAACCTTTGTTTTCCATCTCTCCTGATGGTTTCTTCCATAAATTTTATGCCAATCTTCTTGACTCATTGCATGAGCAGAATTTCCAATTCTGACAATCACCATCTGTTTCCCATTACAATAAAATTCTGAAATTACTGTATATTCATCGTTCATACTTATTTCCTCCAAATTATATCACTTTTCCAGTATAAAAGCCACCAGATTTTTCTTTCTGATGGCTTTATATCATCTGTTCCATATTCAATTTTTATTTTCGCATTACCTTTTATCATATTTCCCCGATAAGATATTCTGATTTACCTGTGAATTAGATAAATCATTCATAATTCTGTCTTCATTCATTTTACCATAATCAACTTTGCCAACATGGGTATTTAAATAATTACTCGTTCTGCAATCTTGTAATTTAAACCATCCTATAATTCCTGCAATAAATAATACACTTAAAATAATTTCCATATACTCCACCTTTCTGCCTACTATGTAGGACTTTGATCCGTTTGTTTATGTTTTTATTATACTACTGTTTGTTCCCGATTAACAGGACTGAAAAGGTACATTTCAAAGTATCTCATCTGCAATATTTAAGCAAATTTCTCTTGCCTGATCCCAAATATTTATTTCTATTTTTAATTCAGAAATTTTTCTATTCAGTTCATCTGCTTTTTGCTCTAACTCAATATATTTGTTGTAAGATAATTTATCCTTTTCCTCTCCACTCTGCAATCTCACAAAAATATCTTCATATTCTTTTGATAGCTTGCATTTTTCTTTTGTAGCAACTACATAACGTTCACTAATCGCCTGCCTAACTCTTGTATTATACTTTTCCATTTTTATTTTATTTCTAGTATCTCCTTCCATAAATTGCGAATTTTATTTCGATAACCCATGCTTCTTTTCAAACGCCAACAATTCTGCAATCGCATCGTCAAATTCTTTGTCTGTCTGCTCATTCTTACAGCTAGAAACGATTGCGTTCTTATACCTGACCTTTTCTTTTAACTGTTCCCACTCTTGCTTTTCTGCAACGGTCAGCCCAAAATGTGCAGCTTCACATATCATAATATCTTCTCTGTCTTTTGACTGTTTACCACACTTTTCGCACTCATAAATAATATGCTGTTTCATAATCATTCCGCTCCTTTCAGTCGCTCACTGGCTGCTTACGGAATACTAACGCATTCCTGGTTACTGGCTACCCCTCTACGCTGTCGCAAGATACAAAGATATCAGATTTAAGGATGAAAAACGGGCGAACACCCCCGTCATAGCTACAACGGCGGCAGAACACATCACCGTCAGAGTAGACATACCGAACGCAAAACGCCCCGGCTCCGCCTGACGGAACAGAGTCAGGTGTGCATGTCCACCACCATTCATCAAGACTTTTAATATTTTCTCGATTATTGCGATAAAGATCATATGTAAGTAATGAAACTATATCTTCACATCTTCCATAATCTCTTAACCCATTATGACTAAACAAATCAGTCTGAATCATAACAAGTGTATCCGATCCCAACTCAGTCACAATCTTCTGATATAATTCTTCATTCAGTTTCTTCCTAATCGAACTTTCTCTCCAATCATTATTTTCTCCAAAACTCATATCACAAATATTTTCATCCGCTAACATATAAGCATTTCCTTCGCTATCTTCTGCAAATTTGCTCCATGTGATACCAGCAACGGTAATACTTTCCTTCATCTGCAGATCTTTTGCCTGCTTCTGCTTCATAGACGCAGCTTTCAAAAGTCCCTCCAAAACTGCCTTATTGTTCATAATAACTGTTAAAATATTTCTCTGTTCACTTGTCAAATTCATATTATTTTCATCCTCCAATTCCTTGTTTTCTTTTTTAATTTCCAACACAAACAGTTCTCTATCACACTTATAATCTTCTCAGTCACAGTGCAGATCCATTTTACATTTATTCATCCTTTACCCATTCCATATGTCCTTTTTCTACATTACAAGCAAGATACCAATATTCTCCTATATAACAGGGTGAATCAACTGGTCTAATTCCAATCGTCAGCCCATTTTTATCGTCGTTATAATATCCAACAACACAACAAATTGTTCCAATAGGAATAAGTTCTTTTTCTTCACCACTTCCATCTAATGTTTTACCAATTACTTTTACTTTGTCCC